CTCAGTTTTATGTTCCTACACAAAATGATGTTATTGCTGCTGCGCGTGATCAACATGAAATCAAACGACTTGAATCCAAGGGATATCGTGTTGCCCAGTCTGATGTCCGACCGATTTCAGCTGCTGACACAGGTGAGGTGGAAACGCCTGGCCCAGTGTCCAAAGTTGCTAGCGGTGTGACAACCATAGCAGATGTTCTCTCCGGAGTTCCTGTTATTGGCAAGATCGCATCCACAGTAGCATGGGTTTCACGTGCAGTAGGTAAAACTGCTGCCTCTTTTGGATGGTCTAAACCTACATCTATACAACCACAAAGTAAAGCTGTTATTAAACCAAACCATACCCTGATTCACACAGAAGGAAATGACGACGCAACAACTCTTGCTCTTCTCCAAGACAACGGAATTGATGGCTCTTCTTTTATCCCTGAAAACAAAGACGAAATGAATTTTGAATACATATTAGGACGCCCCAATTTCTTCCATGCCCAAACCGCTGCATCTGCATTGTTTTCTGCTCGAAAACTCATCACTGCTTGGGAGGTTTCTCCTCTGTCACAGTATCAATATGGAAATAGTGAAGATAGCCAAACCATGTACCTCGGAAGCTTCGCTTATGCGAGCATGATGGGTACTCTTTGGCGCGGAACTATTAACTATGATATTATGGTAGTTAAGACTCCTTACCATCAGGGCAGATTTGCTGTTGTTTTCCTTCCCGAAACCAACATCGCAAATGTCCCTAGCACACTTGGTGAGTTACTGAACACGAATTACAATGTTGTTTGTAATCTAAAAGATAGACAAGATGAGATGGGCAGAACCACCTTCCGTGTGTCTGTTCCTTTCATTAGTAATACTGATTGGCGTGAAACTTACAAAAGAACTAACAACGCTTCCAATCCTGGACCCGATGCGACTACATTAGATACGAAGACTGGTTGCTTGGCTATTTACTCGCTTGTAGATTTGTCCAATCCACCCACCGTTGCTGGCTCTGTAACTTTCTATGTAGCCCACAGCGGAGGTGAGGATTATCAAATCGCTAGGCCTGTGATGAACTTAGCCCCCGGTTTCCAAACACGTTATGCTCAATCTGATATTGGTACCGTATTTGTTCCAGAAGATGAAAATCTTCTTGTTCCCTCACACACCACTCAAGATGTGACTGCTCAAACCACTGGCGAGTATTTCAAGTCTTTGAGGTCTTTTATGAAACGATATGGTTGGTTTGCTGATCTTTCTCAGCAAGACAACTTTGTCGGTCTTCGTACTAGACACATGACTGAAGATCCCGTTAGTGGTGTGAGAACTATGTCACGCCAAAATTTCAATGATAGAGTTATCCCCACTCCTTGGTATATGGCTTCTTTTCTGTATCGTTTTTATAATGGTTCTTCACAATTGAAAATTATTCCTTACACCCCTGGAGTTGTTGCTGACGCATATCTTTCCTTTGACGAAAACACGACTGACCAACTTGATGTCGCTCCTCAAGAGGCATTTGGTCAGCCCCTTTTTCAACAGAACCAGCAAGTTTCAAATGCTTTTGAAGTTCGAACCCCTTATTATCGCGGAATTCGATGTGATGTTGTTGACTCTAATCAACCCCCAGTTTTGGGAGATGTTAGAACCAACATCAGATGTCGGAACCGCGCTACTTTTGGTGGAACGACCCAAGCTTCTTCAGTGTATGAATCTGCTGGTGATGACTTTAACTTTTTCTTCATGGTAGGTCCACCTCCTATGTCTGACATTAGGAATGTGCGATCTATCTCTACGTTCCCTACAGGAAACACTACAACTGTTAGTTTGTCCAGTATAACCAGTCTCAATGAGAATGGAACTGTTGATGTATCAATCACGTACAATCCAGCTTTGAATGGTACGCCTGATCAGGAATACAACATTACGTCCGCATCTCGCGAAACTGTCACTCTTGTTTTGGATAGTGGAACGTTTGAAGTCCCAGTGACTGATTGCAAAGTTTTCAGACCCACTGTGGGCAGTCAAGTGTTCTCTATTCCAAAACCAGGTGGTACTGGCAATTCGACAGCTACTACAATCCCAACACTTCAAGCTATCCCTAACTTTACAATAATAACAGATAGTCCCTTAGCTTAGAACTGTATATTTACCTGTTTCTCCCAAACCCGAAGCATGTTACATCATGTGGACAGGTTCTCGGTAGAAGGTGGTCACCACGTATTAATAACAGCGTGGTCCTTATTTTGATCCAGATCAAAATGAACTCCTCCTACCGGGGGGAGA